GATTGCTGCAGTTCTATCTTTTGCTGCTTGGTCGATTTCTGCTTTAGCTTTGGCTTTTGCATCTGCTAATTCTTCAGCTTCTGTTTTTGGAGTAACTTTGTTTATTTTGTCTATTGCATCTACTTTTACTGTTCCTACATCTTCTATTGTAGTTGCTTCGTCTACTGCTTTGTTTCCTGCTGCTCTTTCTTCTTCTACTTTTGCTACTGCATCTTCTATTGCTTTATCTGATACATTGTCCATTGCTTTGATTTCTTCAGTTCTATCTTTTGCTGCTTGGTCGATTTCTGCTTTAGCTTTGGCTTTTGCATCTGCTAATTTTTCTGCTTCACCCTTTGGAAGAGCTACTTTATTAATTTTATCTATTGCAGCATCTTTTGCTGTTGTTATATCTGCTGTTGTTTTTGAATCATCAATTGCTTTAAAACCAGCTTCTTTTTCTGTGTTTACATTAGTTATTGCAGCTTGTACTTCTTCAGGGTCTGCTCCTACTACTTTATTGATTTCTCCAATTTTCTTATCTGCTGCAGCTTGTACTTCCGCTTTTGCAGTATTTCTTGCATCTATTATTTCTTTTGCTTCTATAACATATACTGTGTATATGCCATCTTTAGCAACTTTAATTTCGTCTGTTTGTACTTGTCCTTCTTTTAATTCCTCTGCTGATGCATAGTGATATCCATCAGGAATTTTATCTGTATAGTTACTTTCACTTAGTTTAATAGTTACATCAACATAATCATTAAATGCAGATGTTCCCACTGCTTCACCTGTTAAAACATTTACGAAATTCACTGTATAATCTACTTTATCACTGTGAACATAAATATCTGTTATTTTAGGATCCTCAACACCTTTTTCGCCTGCAATGGCATATTCCGGTTGAGTTTTTCCCATTGCTATTAATTCTTCAGCTGTTGCATAATGATATCCTTCAGGTATTGCAGGGTTAGTTAATAATGCATCTGGAATAACTATATTATCACCTGGATAATATGCGTCTTTATCTGCAATTGGAATTATCTGTTGCTCTCCTACAACTTCACCAAGTTGGTTAATATATCTTACTCCAACTTCTCCTATAGGAGTTCTTTCCACAACGATTCTACGACTATTATTTGTAGGATTTCCTTTGAAATAATTAACTAAGTCTGCATTATCAGATTCAACAAGATTTATTTGAATTCCTGATCCACCTATTAATTTAGCATTTTTAACTCCCTCAAATTTTGCACTTTCAGTATCTGACATGTTTCCTACATTCCAAGTTTTCATAGTTACATTTGCAAATTCAACATATGAATTCCATATCCTGTTGACTGTAATTTTATACTAGAACCTTTCCCAAATTCTACGTTAGCTTTTACAAAAGTAAATTTAATACTATAGGATGAATTTTTGGCCTCAATCTTAGCTCTTTCCCCAAAAATTACTTTTTGAGTAAAATTACTGCTACTGGCTGAATTACCAACTAAACTTAGATAATTCTCTTGGTACCATTCAACATCATTACCTATTGTCATTTCTTCCCAGCTGCAGGTCTTGGTGATACATAAATCCAATCAAATCTTCTTTTAAAAGCAGTATCCATTGGAAATACATTTTGATCGTTTGTGTTTACACTACATAAAATATTAAAATTGCTAGGAAACACAAGTTGATCATCCGTAATTTGAGGTATGTGAGATGTAATATTTTCATTTCTAATAGGATATTCACTTTCAAACTTTTCATTTCTGTCTAATAATTGAAATATATCGCCAAAGATAGCAGAAACATTACCTCTTGATAATTCTTCTAAAACCAAATATACATCTTTCGATAAATCTTCATATGCTTTCATCAATGCCAAGGTTAGTACTCCCGGAAAAAACTTAAAGCCAGTACCATTAGAATCCTTGTAAGGTAATAATTGCCCAATAAAATCAAGATAACTATACTCTGGATGTATAACTACTCTAAATATTTGACTATTGGGTATATTGGCTAATTGTTTATTTATTTCAAAACTTTTACCTGTGCCTGGAGCACCAAAATATATTTTTTGATCAAACATCAAAATACTCCTTCCCCTTTTTTAGCTTCTCTAAATATTCGAATAATATTTGAGTTCTTTTAAATTTACTTTGATTTGTAATCTCATTAGAATACTTATTGTTAAAATCATTAATTAAAGATAAGTCCACCATTAAATTAGAATTTATTGCTAATAAAGTCAATCCTAAAGCTCTTATCCAATAAAACTTTTCATTACTGCCTTTTACTTTATACTCTCCATCTACCTTTTCAAGTCCGGTATTAAATCTATCTAATTTCAATACAAAATCGTTTTTAATGCTATTGTACTCATATATATCATCAAGATTACTTCCGTGAAAAATTTTGTCAAAACTTTTAAAGTTTTCTATTACTACAGAATCATCCATCCACTCATTAAAAATATTGACAATTTCAATTCCAAATAACTTCATTAGATACAGCTCTTGTAACAAATAAGAAGCCTTGATCTCTGTAGCTATTAGATTAATTAAATATATCGGCTTATTTGAAACCTTGAAGTTTGGACTATCAAGACTGTCATTTATAATTGTAATCAATTCTGGAAAAATAGTTTGCGAGAATAATGCACTCCTCGAAACCTCTTCATTATTAGATATAAAAATATATCCAAATATTTTATAATAGAATTCCCCTTTATCAAGTTTTAGTATAGGTAGATCCATTTTCACAACATTAATATCAATAATATCCAGAATAAGTCCAAAAAATTTTCCAGAATCTTTTAAACCTGATGTTGCTTTAACATCACCATATTCTATTGATTTAATGTTTAACTTAAAATTATATTCATTTATTTTGTCCACAATCCTATTTTCAATATTAAAAGAATTGTTATTTTTATATATTGGATGTTTATAAAACAAATCTGGAAAAGTTTTATCATTTAGATATAATATTCTTTCCATATGATAACCTCCTAATAGTTTGTAACCAAAACCTCTTTCCTCGGATATTTTATTCCAGTCTGACCAATACTATGAACAGAATATCCATGACTCTTTATCCATTCTATTAATATGTTATGAACTTTTCCATTATGTTCCACTACATTGGATAGCATAAATTTTCTACCTGACTGATCAATATGATTTAAAAAATCTAGCAATTTTGATTCTTCATCTGAATCCCAACCTTTAAAACCTCTTTTCCCATCATTATACTCAGCTTTGGTAATAAAATAAGGAGGATCAAAATAAAAAACAGTATCAAGCGGATAGTCTTCAATGTCTATATCCTCATATGATTTATTTAGTAATTCTATGTCTTTAGTTTTAGGAATAAAGCCTAGAATTCTTTCTTTTATACTTTCACAATATTCATTATTACCAACTGGTGTGTTCATTTCATATGAATTATTAAACCTAATCATATTTTGAAAAGCATAAATCTGCAATACAAATAAATTTAAAGGGGATTTATCTTGTTTGTTATAATGATCTCTAAATTTTATATATTCATCCTTATGTTTTTTCTTTAAATTAAACTTTTTAACTGTTTGTTCAATGTCAGAAATTAAAGCTTCTGGTTCAGATTCTAAAAGCATTTTTATTATCGAATAAATAAAAGGATTATATTCATTATAAACAACCTTATCCATGGCTTGAATATTAGCGCCAATGTTAAATGCTCCACCCATAGCATCTACAAAAACAGATACATGATTAGGTAGATACTTAAATATTTTATCAGCCACTTTATCTTTGCTGCCTGAATAATTCAATGGTGACTTATTTATGGTAAAATCTTTTTCAAAATAAATAATACACTCTTTAAGACTTTTACCATTTCCCTTCATGCTTAAATTATTAGTAGCATATTCTCTATAGTGAACTTTTTCAACATATACTTTATTGTTTTTAGCAAATTTAGAAGCCAAATTTACCATTTCATCAATACTTAGAATCGATTGATTGCTATAGCTTACCAAAATATGTTTGAATTTTATCTGTCTAAAAAGATCCTCAAAAGCATATATGGCATTAGTTTTATTTGAATAGTCTGAAAGCTCTCTTTTTTTTCTTCTTCCAGTTTTCCCAAATATTTCTGGATAATCATACTTAGCAATTGTCTCTATTAGATGATATGAATTAGTATATTGATTAATTGTATAGGGAGGATCTAGGTAAGCAATATCTCCTTCAATCTCCCTAACTAATTTATTAGTGTTTTCACAAAATATAGTGTTATCTTTTATTTCTTCAACACTATTTAGTTCTAGAGATGTTAATTCAAATTCCTTTAAAGACCTAGATTCCCAAAATTTTAAAAATGCCTGATACGTTCCTGTTGTGTTTGATACTTTCATTACGCTTTCAAAAAGAGAGGCTAAAAGAAAGCAGTATTCTGAATAATCTATATCACCATCTTTATAGAATTCTTCTATATCTAATCTCATTCCATCTATCTTAATTGCATTTGATTCGGTAAGGTACATCCTATTTCCAACTGGAGTGTAATTGTTATAAATATAAAAATTTTTACCTGGTCTATAACTTCTATTATTTAAGTATATAAATGGATCTTCATCGTATTTATTTATAAATGATGAAAATTTAGGTGCTGTAGCATTTAATAATTTTGCCTCAGCTATAATTTTAGAAAAATACATATAGTCATTAGCGATTATTTTATATTTATCTTTAAAGTAATCTCCTACAGAACAAGTTCCTGAAAACAAGTCAGCAAAAACTTCACCTTCTATATTGTGTTTTTCTATAACTTCTTCTATAAACCATGTTAGTTTTTCTTTGTTTCCAAGGTACCTCATAATTTCTTCTCACTTTTAATATAATTATATTCAATAATATCTCCAATATCACATTGAAAATACTCACAAATCTTTCCTAATGTTTCCAAACTTACATTTTCGTCTCTTCCCATTTTTGCTATTGTCTTGGGTGTAGTTGCTATTGCACATTGTAAGTCTGTTTTTTTCATATTTTTATCTATTAATAACTTCCATAATTTATTATATGAAAATCCCATATCATTCTCCAATTCTATATTTTACCTTTCTAAATGTATAGATTAACTACCTAATTATAGCATATAACACAGATTCCTTTCAATTATATGATTTACTTCGTTAAAGTGATCAAAAAAATAAAGGCAGTCCGAAGACTGCCGATATTTATCTCTCTGTATCTTTGCTATGATCTTTCTTATTTGATTTAGTTTTATCATCTGTCTTAAAGCTTTTTATTTGCCCTAATATAGACTTTTTATCCTTGTCTTGACTCTTTACTTGTTCTTTTGCTTTTAAGAGCTTAGAAGACAAAATACGGACATTCTTATGTTCCTTTCCGTTGTTGTCAATGCTTGTTTTTACTTGTCCGAATATTTTAACAAAATCTCCTTGTTTTAGGTTCTCTAAATCTTTTGTCTTATCTCCATAAGCTGAACAATTGGTATAAACTTTATTTCCATCGTCATCTTTTGAAACAAGAGAAAAATTACTTACTTTGAATTTTTCTCCATTTGCGTTTTCTCTTTCAAGATTTTCTACTTTTCCAGCTATATTGCCAACGAGATTTATAAGATCATCTTTTGCTTCAATATCACTGACATTTTCAACAATCTTACCTTGTTCTTTCATATCATCAATCATATAGTCAAAGTCATCACTTAGTAGACCCGTTGTGTCATTGTTCATATATAAAACATAGACTTCTTCAAGTGCCTTTTCATCATTAACACCTTTTTCTATGCTCACAAGTGCTTTTATAAAATCCTTGTAATTATCATTCATCATTTCTTCTAAGTTTTCTCTAATATCTTTATATTCCATATTGTCCTCCTTGTACTAAATAAGGAGAGCCTTTCGCTCTCCTCTATCTTTCTTGTGCTTTTTCGTTTTTTTCTTGATTTTTATCTTTTTCTTCTTCCGATTTGAATTTTGATATTTGTCCCAATATTGATGGTTTCTCTTCCCTTGCGTGAAGATTATCCTCTACATCATAAGTTGATTCAAAGTAATCACTATCTTTAAAATCATTGTCATACCTATCTGGTATTCCGTCATTATCAAGATCTTTTGCCAGTGGATCATAGAAGTTTCCATCATCATCTATTTCTAGTCCTAGAGCTTGTTTTAAATCTTCTTCATCTACTGATACCAGATCATCAAAACTTGACATCTTTATGGCTTCAGTCATATCTTTAAGAGCTTGTGAATTAGATATATCTTCTTCTACAAAAGATTCTGTTCTAATAGCTACATCATCTACATACTGAGTCCATGTTTTTTCTTCCAAATTTACCTCATATTGAATCGTGTGCTTACCATCTGATGTTTCTGTATAGGCAAGTCCTATATGGCTTAAATCAGGATATAGTTTGTCAAAGTCTTCATAGCTATTAGACTCTGAAAACTCGTAGTTAGAATAATCAACTATCGCCCTCTTTAAATCTTCTAATAGTGGTGATTGGTTTTCTAATTCTTCCACTTCTCCCATATCTAAAAGTTTATTAATTTCAGCTAGTCTTAGGGTCTTATCCCTTAACTCATCTGCTTTTTCAAATGGTTTTGTCAATTCTACTTTGGCATTTTCTAAAGATTCTTTATAATTTTCAAGGTTTTGATTTAACCTTTCAAGTCTTGAAGGCATTTTTTCAATGGCATTATCAAGCCTTGTTATATTACCATCAGTAGAGTTTGAAAACTCTCCGAAGTATTCTGCTTTTCCTAGGAGTTTAAAGGTGTGAGTATTAGTCATAAAGTTATATGAAACTTGTAAGTCTAAATTTCTATATTTACCTATAACTTTGTTATCATTTATCTTTACCTTTTTTATTTCTTCTAATAGCTTCTCTCCAGCTTCTTTCTTATCTAAAATTTTATTTGTCCCAAGACTGATTGAAGTGAATTTGCTATCTCCTTCTCCTAATTTCTCAACACTTGCAATATCTTCTTTAACTGCTTGTATTTCCATTTCAGTTTTTAAAATACTTTGAGGATAAATTTTATTTACCTTATCTTCGAGCTTGTATCTATTAGACTTATAGTTTGCTTCAAGCATTTTTAATTTTGTAACATCGTTATCTAAATCCATCTTTTCTTTAATTAGAGGGTTTCCAGTAGCTAAAGCCTTAATTTCTGAATAAGATAGACTTGCTTCATCAACATCTTCTGCAACACGCACAGGCGTCTTGCTTGTCATTATTTGGGATATGAATTTCTGCTTATTTTCTATAGTCTGCCATAAATAAGCATCAAAGGTATTTTCTGTAACATATCTAAAGATATTTACCTTATCATTTTCATTACCTTGACGAACAATTCTACCACTTCTTTGCTCTAGGTCAGACGGTCTCCACGGAACGTCTAAATCGTGTAAGGCTATTAGTTTGTTTTGTACATTTGTACCTGCTCCCATTTTTTGAGTAGAACCTAATAATACTCTTACTTCTCCTCTTCTTACCTTAGAGAACAATTCATCTTTTTGTTTGTCTGTATCTGCTTCGTGGATAAAGGCTATTTCTTCTTTAGGTATTCCCATATTCACTAGCTTATTTCTAATATCATCATAGATATTAAACTCTCCATCTCCTTTTGGTGTAGACATATCTGAAAATACTAATTGTGTCGATGAATTTTCTTTTGTCTTATCCCAGATCGAAAAGATATTTTTAACACATACATTTACCTTTGAATTAGGATCATCGGGAAGTAGTGGATTTATTAATCTTTGGTCAAGGGCAAGTTTTTTACCATCATTTGTAATCTTTAGCATATTATCTTCTGTTGGCTCGACTTGATTATTTCTAACTGCGTCAGCTCTTTCTGAAATGGCTTCTAATATTTCTTTTTGTTCCTCAGTAGGTTTTGTTTTAATAACTTCAAAGTTTGCTTCTGGTACTGGCAAATTTAACATATCTGAAGTCTTTATATCTGCTACTTCTTTAAACATGGACATCAACTCTGGCAAGTTATAAAACTTTGAAAATCTTGTCTTTTGCCTATATCCAGTGCCTTCTGGAGATAATTCAAAAGTGTTTTCTGTTTCTCCAAAGGTAGAAGCCCAAGCGTCAAAATGTTCTAATCCTCTTGCCTTTAAATCGTCATATTGAAGATATCTTTGCATAGTATAAAGCTCTGTCATTGAATTTGATATTGGTGTACCAGTAGCAAATACAACGCCCTTTCCATCTGTCATTTCATCCATATACCTACATTTCATATACATATCCGAAGACTTAAAGGCTTCACTCTGACCGATACCCGCAACATTTCTCATCTTGGTATGCAAGAATAAGTTTTTGTAATTATGAGCTTCGTCTATAAATAACTTATCTACTCCTAGTTCTTCAAAGGTTATTACATCATCCTTTTTAAAGTCATCATTTAGTTTTTCCAGTCTTACCAAGAGTTTCTTCTTTGTCTTTTCCAGTTGTTTTACAGTGAAATTTTCTCCTCTATTTCTTTTGTTCTCATCAATAAAGGAAACTATATCATCTATTTGGTCTTGTATATGCCTTATCTGGTATTCCTTTGACATTGGTATCTTTTCAAATTGAGAGTGTCCTATGATAACTGCGTCATATTCTCCCGTTGCAATCCTACCAATAAATCTTTTTCTATTTTTAGGTTGGAAGTCTTTTTTATCGGCCACCATAATATTTGCAGACGGATATAATTGCATAAACTCTCTACCAATTTGAGTGGTTAGATGGTTAGGAACTACAAATAATGACTTACTTGCAAGTCCTAATTTTTTAGATTCCATAGCAGAAGCTACCATTTCAAAAGTTTTTCCTGCTCCTACTACATGGGCAAGTAGTGTATTTCCACCATAAAGAGTCCTTGCTATGGCGTTTTTCTGATGTTCTCGAAGTCTGATTTCAGTATTCATTCCATCAAAAGTTAAGTTAGAACCATCAAATTCTCTATTTCTAATAGAATTGAATTTTTCATTATAAATCTTTTCTAGCCTATATCTTCTATCAGGATCTTCAAATATCCAATTCTTAAATTCTTCTTTAATTAGCTCTTGCTTTTGACTTGCAAGCATAGTTTCTTTTTTGTTTAATACAGAGGTCTTAGAACCATCATCATTTATTACTTGGTCAAATACCTTTGTATCTTTTAGATTAAGAGCATTTTCAATTAGCTTATAGGCATTCACTCTACTTGTACCATAAGTCATGTTAGCAAGGTCATTAGTCGAGTCAACACTTTTACCTTCAATGTTCCATTCACTTGTATGTGGCGAGAACCTAACATTTATATTCCACCTATCATAGCCAGGTGTTTTTAAAAGGTTAAAAGTAAAGTCTTCTATATCTTTTTGAGGTATCCAAGTTGCTCCTAACCTTACATTTATATCAGAAGCAGTGAGTTCTTCAGGCATAACTTCTTGTAATTTCTCTCTTTGATATTTGAGTTTGCCTAACTCGTTTAATAATGTATCTTTCTTTTCAGAAGGTGCTAAATCTATTACATTTTCAATTTCTCCGATATATGAATTGAGGTAACCAATCTTTTCTCTAATATTGCCACTTAGATACTCATCGGCCGATACATATGAAAAATGAAATGGATCGTCATTGTTAAAGTTTTCAAAGGGCATTCTGTTATTTATTAGGTCTGTATCCCTAATATCTAAAAATATCTCGCCCTCAAGTTCACCAATTAAGGTGTCCTTATCTTTACTTGTGATAGATTCCATATATTCAAAATCTACATATCCCTTTTGTGAAACTGATAAAACCAAAGCTTCAAGAGAAGTGTCTACATGGTCTACTACTTTTGCCTTTGTTATTGTTCTTTTTGAGAATATATCACTCTTAGCTTTGAAATTATCCTCATCATCAAGTATTTCTATTGATGAAACCAAAGGAAAGTTCGAGTCTTCCTTTAAGGCTCTAGTGTTTGATAGGGAGTTAATAAAGCCATGTTTCTTTGAAAAGTTATCATAGACTTCATTTAACTTTGCTTGTGATTCTTTTATTTCTTCATCAGAAAAATCGTCCTTTTGTTTTTCTATTACATTTTTTAAAGCATTCATTACATCAAGGTAATCTTTTATCTTTTCTTTGTTTTTATCTGATATATTCTGCTTAATTAAGACTGAGTTTTCTCTTAGGTAGACTTCTTCATCAATAATAGTGTAAGAAAAATTTTTAACATCATCTGTCGCTGGAAGACTTAATTCTTCATCTTCCAATAATTCGACCTCTTCATATTTTGAATTTGAAGATATTTCCTTACTTGCAAGATCCATTAAATCTTTTAAATTTTCATCTTCTTTTTCATCACAAGTAATGGTATTGCCAAATCTGCCAGATACTTCTTTCATATCCCCTAATACCATCTGAGGATTATCTACAAAGTATTTATTATAAGTCAAACCCTTTTTATCAGTTGCTAGATGAATCCAATCATCATCTCTTTCTATAACTGAATCTCTCTTTTTTAAGAAAATAATATCTGAAGTAACTTCTGTACCAGCAAGTCCTTTAAATGTTGTATTAGGTAGCCTCATAGCTCCTAAAAATTCACACCTTGCATTAATATATTTTCTAACAGATTCATCTTTTTTATCCATAGTTCCAGATGAGGTTATGAAGGCAACAATTCCTCCATTTCTTACCTTATCTATTGACTTTGCAAAAAAATAATCGTGAATCAGAAAGTTATTTCTGTTATATTCACGATCGTTTACTTTAAAATCTCCAAAGGGAACATTTCCTATTACCAAGTCAAAGAAATTATTTGAGAAGTTTGTTTCTTCAAAACCTTTAATTTGAATATTAGCTTCAGGATAAAGCTCTCTTGCTATTCTTCCACTAAGGCTATCTTTTTCTACTCCATATACTTTAGAGCCTTGTATTTCACTTGGCATATTACCAATGAAGTTACCAACTCCTGCAGATGGTTCAAGGATATTCCCAGTCTTAAAACCCATATCTGTTAGGGTCTTATATATCCCATCCATTACCTCTCTAGGTGTATAAAACGATGTTAAAGTAGACTCTTTAGCATTCAAATACTCTTCATTCGTTAAATTTTCTTTTAAAATATTTCTTGCTTCAAGCCATTGTCCTCCTTTTTCTTCATCGAAGACATCGGAAAGACCTCCCCAACCCAGATAATCAGCAAGATAAGCTTGTTCATACTCTCTTGGACTCCTATTTTCATTTTCAAGTCTTTTTAGCATTTTAATAGCTTTGATATTTTTATCTAGCTTTTCTGAGGGTGTTAGGTATTCTGAGTAAATATGATTTTTCAAGTCATAATTTCTAGCAAAACTTAGTCTTTCCTTATTAGGTTCATAACTTAAATTCTTTAAATCTTCTTTACCTCTCAATAAGTTTTCGGATGCTTCTCTTGGCTCGTTTATCCTATCCATCATTTGGTCAATTTCAGGATTGTAGTTATCAATAAAGCTTTCTTGCTCTACTTGTCTTTCAATTTGATTTTCATGCTCAGATAACTTGTATATTTCATAATCTCCACTATCTAAAAGGTCATCAATCTTTCTACTTTCTTCAAATGTTTCACCCTTATATAAAGGAAATTCTTCTCCATTAACTTCTACCTTAGTTCCTGTTTCAATTAAGTTAATTCCATCAAAGGTATTTTCATCTTCTAAAATAAATTCCTTACCAACCTTTACTGCTAGTTTTTCTGATGTTTGACTTAGATTTTCAAAGATTTCTTCAAGGTATGAATCGTTTCTATATGGAATTACTTCCGAACCCCTAATCATACCTCCCATATATTCCATATTATCTCTAATGGTTACAGTTTTAAGTCCTCCACTTAGTTCATCAAAGTCTGTAATAGTAAAGTCCTTATCTTTATATCTAACCTGATCGCCTATCTTAAATTTAGGTTCTATCTTTTCCTTTACTTCTTCTTGTAAAGATTTTTCCTCGCTTATTGCAACTTGTTCTTCTAAATATGAAAATTCACGCTCATTTACTTCTTCACCATCACCAAGGTCAATCCTATAACGCTCGACAACTTCGCCATCTACATAGTGGTCAAAATAGAATTTGAAATATCCGATATAATCATCAGTCATTTCTCCAAATTCATTTTCTCCAAGAGTTTGATTATGGTCTTTAACATCTATATCCTTTTGTCTTAGGACATTAATTAAGTCTTTAGTTACTATCTGTCCACTATAATCAGGAACTAATTCGTGGTTTTCATTAAATTCTACAATCCAGTAATTTTTTCTATTTTCAGTGTTTTTGTCACCAAAAAAAGAAGCTTCATCAGCTTCCTTTTCTTGGCTTATTTCATTTTCTAAGCTTCCACGTATTCCTTGATTGCTATTCTCTTCACTGTTGCCATCAAGTTGTTCATCTGTCCTTGGTATTCCTCTGGATTCTCTCTTTTCATCTTCTCTGTCAATCCTTGGGCTTTCATCATCTTGACTTTCTCTCTCTTGATAAAGTCCACTGCCTGATTCTGAATTTCCTTCAGATGGTTCAAAAGTGTTTTCTCCTCGTACATTTCCTGAAGTTTCTTCCAGTTCTCCATGTCCTCGCTCCCTACCAGGTAAGACAGTCTCAGAACCGCGTAAGTCGGATTCGGAAATCTCTCCATAAATTCCATATCCTTCTCCATCATGTCCAAGGTTTTCTCTTCGATCTTCATCGCTATTTCCTCTGTCGCTTCCATCTGTGAAAACTCGTCCATCTCCACTTCTTGACCTATCATCTCGTCTATATAAATCATTTTGACCTCCTCTATTATCATTTATATTTTCTATATCTCTATTATAGTCGGCATCGGCCCTTTCTGTCAGCAGCCTAGCACGATCCATTTCCTTAGATTTTTCTATTGTGCTATCTATAATATCTTCACTAACCCTTGATATTACAAGACCTATCTGTTCTAAAGAAATTGTATTAATCCTCAAGAAATTATTTTTTAAATTTTCCATATCCATAGGATAGACTGTATTAAACCTATTAGCTACCGCATAGGATATTGAGTCTCTCATAAACTTTTCAAAACTCAGTCTATCCTCTATATCTATCCTTAAATCAGCAAGAGCCAAATTAATATATTCATCTCCATAAATTCGACTAAGAGAAAATATATTTTCATTAAGTGAATCACTAGCTTCAAATGAAGAATCTCTTATAATTTCTTTTAAAGCCTCGTTATGATTTTCGTGGTCAAACTGCCATAAGCTAACCTCATTAATATTCCTATCCATTGATGTGGTCTGACTAATATCAAAGATATATGAAACTCTTTGACTTACATCACTTCCAACTAAAATTGGAATACCCTTTTGACCTCTCATAACAACTCGACCAAAATATTTCTTCCACATATCAAAGGTTGCACAAGCTCTAGCTTCAGGTTCTTTGTTGTATATACTTAGTTGGCTTGAAAAATCATATTTTTGATTGTTACCTATAACTTTTAAGAGTTTTAAATATTCTTTTTCATCTTGCAAAACTTCATACTTTATTGCTTCTTGTATATTCTTAAAATCATTTACTTGCATTTCCTACCTCCATTCTATGAATTTCTTTTATAATAGCCATTAAAATATCAACCACAATAGAATTGCCTGCCTGCTTATATAGTTTGCTTGAAGTGCAATTTTTTCTTCTTGGATGTACTTCCTCTAATTTATCTATATCACTATCATCAAAACCCATGAGTCTTAAACATTCTCTTTCTGTTAAATACCTATATTTACCATTTCCAATATCTATTATTCCAGAATTAGGAACTCTCATTTGTTTTGTAGAAATAGTATAAGAAAAAGCTTTAATCACTTTTAATCGCCCTCTAAAACTGTTATCTATGCCTTTATTTAAAAATTTCAGCATATAAGGTTGGGTCATTGTATAAAGTTCACTTACATCCTTTTCTAAAAATTCACTTAGTGGTCTAGTTTCTTTCCTCTCCAATTTATTAAAAGAAAAGTTGTTTTTTCCAAGACATGAAACAACAAATATCCTTTCCCTTTTTTGAGGTATGCCAAAGTCCATTGCATTTAAGATTTTATACTTGCTTTCATATCCTAGGCTCTCTAGCTCTTTTAGATAAATAAAAAAGGAGTCCCTCATATTTCTATCAAGAACTCCCTTTACATTTTCCCAAATTATCCATTTAGGTTTTTCTTTCATTTCTTTAATTATTCTAATTGTTTCAAATAGTAAGCTTGATCTAGTGCCTGAGTTTTTTACTCCTCCCTGCTTTTTTCCAATTCTTGAAAAGTCTTGGCAAGGACTTCCATGCATAATTAAGTCTATCTTTTCATTAGGAGCTTTATATCCTACTACTGATTTTGCTCTATATTCTCCTCCATAAAGAGCGTTATATGATTTAACACAAGCCTTATCTATTTCTACATAATCAACAACTTCATAAGGTATCTTCAAATTAATAAAAGCCTTTCTAATAGCACCTATGCCACCGAAAAGCTCTAATATCTTCACCTTATTCATTTAGATTATTCTTGTACCTATCTACAAGCTCCCTTATATTATTTTCTATTTCTCTTAAAAAGTCTTCTTTATCTACTTCTCCAGAGCTAATCTTTGCAAGTTTCATTTCCCATTCAGAAGTTGTTTCTGCTGATTTAAACTTATCCTCTACAATCGATACAAGCCTATTGCCTTTTTCTGTTACAAGTAGATTTTTCTTATTTCTTCTTATAAGGTCCTTATGGATAAGATTTTCAATAATTCCTGCTCTTGTAGCTGGTGTTCCTAAACCTTTCCTTTCTACTTCTATGTCTTTATCCAAAGATTCAATCCCTGCATTCTCCATAGCCTTTAAAAGTGTATCTTCATTATAATGACTTGGAGCTTTTGTAAATTTCTCCGATATATTTTTAGAAGTTAGCTTAATTTTATCTCCAGTCTTTACATCTGGTAATTCATTTTCTTGTTTTTGTTTTCCATAAGGCTTTAAATACTTGGCATAACCTTCATCGATTATAGTCTTGCCACTTGCATTGAAGTTAAATTTATCATATTCATATCTGATTTTTCTACTAGATTCCTTTAAGTTATCCGAACATGAAGCAAGTAATTTATTCTTAATTAGATTATATACTTTGCTTTCTTTATCAGATAAATCTTTAGCTTTTTCAATACCAGATATAGTAGGAATAATTGCATAGTGGTCTGTAACCTTAGATGAATTAAAAATAGACTTAAAGTTTGATTCATTAACCCTAAAATCATCTTCAAGTCCTTCTAATAATTCTTTCATAGTAGTAACCATATCATCGGTTAGATACCTGCTATCTGTTCTTGGGTATGTGATTAGCTTTTTTTCATACAAACCTTGTGCTAGATTTAAAGTGTCATTTGCTGAATATCCAAAATATTTATTTGCTTCTCTTTGTAAGGTAGTGAGATCATAAGGCTTATCTGGTTTTGTGCTTATTTCTTTATCCTCTACCTCTGTAATAACTATTTCATCTTCTAGTAGATTTAATAGTTGTTCTGCAACTTCAATTCTATCAATCCTATCTGATACAAGTTTTAATTCTCCATAAGATAGGTCTACCGTATAATATTTTTGCTTCTTAAATAGGTTTATTTCACTATCTCTTTTAGCAATTAAATATAGAGTTGGTGTTTGTACTCTACCAACTGAATATGTTTCCTTGTAAATGCAAGAATAAAGCCTGCTTAGATTCATTCCTACTAACCAATCCGCAATAGATCTTGCACTTGCCGATCTATATAAGTCTTCAAAGTTTTCTCCGTCTTTAAGATTTCTAAAGCCATCTTCAATAGCTTTGTTTTCCATTGAAGATATCCAAAGTCTTTGAATCTTCTTTTTACATTTAGCTTGATTATATACAAGCCTAAAAATAAGTTCTCCCTCTCTTCCAGCATCACAAGCATTTATAACTGTGTCGATGTTCTTATCGTTTAAAAGTTTCTTTAAAATTCCATATTGTTTTTTAGTGCTTTTAGATACTTCATAAATATATTCTTCTGGGATTATAGGAAGAGTGTCTATTGTCCATTTCTTCCATTTTTCATCAATCTTATCTGGACTTGCCATTTGAATTAAATGACCTACACACCAAGAAACAATGTATCCATTCCCCTCATAATATCCGTTTATTCTTGTTCTTGCTCCAATTACTTTTGCAATTGTAACTGCTACACTTGGCTTTTCTGCTATTACTAACTTCATTAATACCTCCTTAAATTAAAAAAAGAGCGAAAGATTTCTCTCTCGCTCAAGCTTTTAAAAATTATTATAATAGTTCATCATCTTCATCTAAAGATTCTTCGTGAGTTTCATCATCGTCATCATCTTCTGACTCACTAATATAATCCTCATCATCTTCTTCAAAGTCTTCCAACATTCTATCTTCTTTTGCTTTGACTACTTTAAAATAATATCCTGCTCCTATAACTCCTCCAATTACAAGTGCAATAATTAGAAATGAACCTATTCCACTTTTCTTTTCTTCTTTTACTGGAACAACAGTAGGTTCTTCTTTTTTTACTTCTTCTTTCTTAGGCTCTTCAACCTTTATAGTGTTTTTATCTTCTGATTCAATCATATTAAGTAGGTCTTGCTCTCCTACTTCTGTTAATAGCCTTACATTATCTTGATTTGATGAGTGATCCACTATTAGGTGCATAGTTTTTCCACTTTTAGTTTGAAATGTTAAAAATTGTCTTACATCTACTGGATTTTCTTTATCTTTTTCTGTGTCTCCACTTGGTGTAATATCTTTTCCATTCCTATCTACATTTTCAATTACTGAACCTCTCGCCTTATTTTCTTGTGTCGCAAGATTATTTACTGCCTTTGTATTACCACCTTTTACAAGTGGTGTTTTCTTAGGAGGATTATTTGAAGGCTTAGTTGCTTCACTTGTATTTCCTGGTATTCTTGGAACATCTTGATAAGGAATTTCTTCTTTTGATGGTGTAAAAACATCATCTTTCAACATTTTTTCAAATTCTTCTTTTTGTGGTTCATATATTGATTCACTTTGATTTTCGATTTGTCCTTCATTTGTCATCGCAAATGTAGTTGCTGGTACTGTAAATGTAAAAAGGAGTAACGCTATAGCTACTCCTCGTTTAATGCTCATATTCATTTTTCTATCCTTTCTTATTTTACATTTTTAAATACATAAACTGCTTTTCTAGCATTGTCCCATTCTATTGTTTGATTTTTACCATCTTTGATATCTCCATGACTTGCTCCAAAAGCTTTGGCAATATTTGAAATTGAAGCATGAATTCTTCCATTTATAATCACTGGCTTAACATCTGAATTGTAAACTTTTCCATCTGAATCTTTCATAACACCAGTATCAATATTTAGTCTTAATGTCTTTTTAGCTAAGATATTATTCTCTTTGTTTGAGAAAATAGCTTCACGAGTAGAGTTGTCATACTCAACATTAAAACCTAGAGTATAGGCAATATATCTAACTGGAATCATAGTTCTTCCTTGATCCACATAAGTTTTTACATCCATGTAGACTGTTGTTTTACCATCTTTATTGATAATGTTATAAAAGTTTTTGTCTACTTGAAAAACTGCAAATTCTTTTTCATCTTTAGCTTGTTTTTTGTCCAATTGTTTATCTTGCTCTTTCATCTTGTTAAGATCAAATTGATTTAGGATATTCTTGTCATCAGCTTTCAAAAGTTCGTCCCACTTCTTATCTTGAGATTTCTTATCTTCTTTCTTATCTTTGTTTTCTTTTTGGAGTTTTAGAAGTTCATCTAATTTCTTAGATAAGTCTTGGTTTAGATTTTTTTCTTTTTCATCTTTAGCTTGTTTTTCAAGTTCTTCTTTCGCTTTTTTATTTGCTTCCTCGATTAGCTTCTTTGCTTCTTCGATTTTATTATCTAATTCTTCTTTTAGCTTTTTAATTTCTTCTTCAGAAGCTTTTTGTTTTTCTTCTAGTTCTTTAATTTTCTCTTCTAATTCTTTTTTTGTATTTTCAGAAGATTCTTTTAAACTATCAATAGCCTTTTGAAGCTCTTCAATTTTCTTACAGCATTCTGACTTAGAATTTTCTGTCTCTTTCTTTTTAGACTCAAGGTCTTTTATCTTAGCATCTTTTTCATCAAGAGCTTTTTCTAAGTCCTTAATTCTATTGTCTTTATCTTCAATTTCTTTAGTCTTCTTTGCAAGTTCTCCTTCTAAAGACTCGAGCTTTTCTTGCATTTCTTTGATTTTATTTTTGTTTTTATCGGCCTTTTCTTTCTCAGCCTCTAACTCCCATTTTGTAGATGAATAATCTTCTTTTAGTTTTGCATTTTCATCTTGTAATCTTTTTAATTCATCTTTAAGCTGAGTAATTTCTGCTATTAGTTCATCATTATTGGAGTTTTTAAGATCCTCAATTTCTTTATTCAATTGAGCAATCTTATTATCTTTATCTCTAATCTCTTCTTCTAGCTTAGCTTTTTCTTGTTTTAAGTTCTCTCCATTATCTTTGCAAGATTCTAACTTTTTCTTTAATTCATCTATCTTTGATTGGTATTCTTGTTTCTTATCATTTAAGTCTTTGATCTGATTTTCTAAATCCTTAATGTTTTTAATTAAATCATCAATCTTATTCTCCTTTTCATCAATATCTTGTCCTGTCAAATCTGTTTGAGTATCAATGGAATATTTATTTGGATTGTAAATCTTGATAGTTCCTGAATAGTAGTATCTTGGAACTGAAAAGTCCAATTCTACCATGTCTACATCTTTTGGAAATATCAATCCTCCATCTTCATCTTTGATTAGATTTTTGTAATTAGAAATTCCAAGTTCTCCATTATATCCTAGATTATTAAGATAGAAAGGATTTTGTTTTGGTCTATATTCTACAACTTGATTCCCTATTAACTTAGCTCCAGTATTATTAAGTTTAGGATTGCTTGGTGCATTAATTCTCCTTAATGCGTTCTTATAAAAAGCTCCACCTTCAATAACCTCAACACTATCTGGTATTTCAATTTCTTCTAGTTCGTTCTCAAAGAATAATCCATCTTTTATAACCTTTAAACCTTTTGGAAGTCTAGCTATTTTTATCTTATTTTCTCTAAAGGCAGCACCACCAAGGTTTGTTACTGAATCAGGAATATAGATTTCTTCTAAATTTGTATTGTTAAATGCCCAACTTTCAATTGTTTTTAAATTGCTTGGCAATTTAATTTCTCTTATCGGGCAATATACAAAAGAGTTGCTCTTAATTGTTTCTAAGGATTCTGGTAGAGTAATCTTCAAATCTTTTAACTTTGAGATTCTTTGAATATCAAACATATTTTGTGAGTAACCAGAACTATTTATATATCCAATAGTTTTAGTACCTTCTAAAAACTTAATTTCTTGAGTTTTCTCTGCTTTTTCCCATCCTGTTTTACTTAGTCCTGCTACATGAGTCTTATCTCCTTGATGGTATATAAAATCATCTTCCGTCCAAGTAACATCAGACTTTGCAAATGCACTTGTATGCACAGTTGATGTTAAAACTAATAAAAGAGCCATAAAAAAGGCTCTTAGTCTGTTCGTATTAAATTTCTTCATTATGAATGTTCTCCTTTTCTTTTAATTTTTCTTCTCTTTTTCTATCATTGATTTTCTCCATTAATTCTTCCAAGCTAATATTGTTCCTCCTAAGAGTTACAATTATTTCTTCATTTTCAACTTGTATTTCTTCATCGCAAATTTCCTTGTATTTTGCATTTAAATCTTTTAACTTCTCTTCTATTTTTTTCTTTTTGTTCCTAATACTTACAAGCTTTCTGTTCACATAATATCTCCCTTCTATCTTGGTCTTCCAAACCCATAAAAGTGTGATTTCCAATATTTTGAATTTATTGATGTGTATTGAATTGGATCTCCTGCGTGAATCATCATTCCGTTACCTGCGTATATTCCTACATGAGATATTGGAGTTCCACTGTTATATGTTGAGTGGAAAAATATAATATCTCCAGGTTGGGCTTCACTTGGACTTACTGGATTACAATAGTCTTTGTATATTCTCCATGCAGTTGTTCTTGGCATTCTCTTTACACCAGACTTTGTAAATGACCAACATACAAAACCTGAGCAGTCAAAGTTAGATGGTCCACTTGCTCCAAACACATATCTTTTGCCTATATGTTTTTCTGCTTCATTAAAAAGAGCCTTTGCAGTAGCTGAATCAAAAGCAAGACCAGGATTTCCAAAGTTTGGATTATCTACTATTTCTCCTAAGTCCCCATTACCTGATCCAAAAACATCTCCCATATTTCCCTTAGCTTCAAGAAGAGCTTCATAATGAACTACATTGTCTGGATAATCTTTAAATATTTCCCTAACAACTTCATCCATTTCTTTTTTCTTTAAAGTTACAATTAACTTTTTATATTCGTACTCTTCTTTTTCATAGCTAGTATAAGGATTACCACGACTATCATATCTTGTTATTGCTACTGTTCTTGTTCTAATTTCAATTTCTTCCTTAAAATCAAGCTTATACATCTTATCGAAAAGATCTTTTAAAATTCCTTTTACTTCAGATGCTGATTTTACTTCTCCACATCTTGAAGTTATATAGGATAAAAGTTCATGGGTATTATGACCAATTTCTCCTTCTTTGTTTATGATATATTCGTCATATCCAGGGTGACTTGTCTTTACACTTTCGATTTGTGATTGTAGGTCATACTCCATTGATGAAAATTCTTGATTAACTTCACTTAGAACTGTATCTTGTGATAGGTATGTTGTTGTCATTACTGAGTTAACAGAGTTACTTAATCCACTCATACCAACACTTCCACCACCAATCATGATTGATAGCATAAGACCTATTCCTATTACTAGAAATAGAACCATCTTACTTTTTCTTACGATTAGCTCTTTAGAAGCCTTACCTAAACTTAAAATAGCTTTTTTAACTCTATCCACAAGTCTTGTTTCGTGCTTTTTAGCTATCATGCTTTTCATTTGTTTTCTCTGGTAAAACTTCTTAAATCTATTTTTCTTTATATAGGCATCTGACTTTTTTAAATCTTCCAAGCCACTTTTAAACTCCAACTTGCTTTTTCTCTTTTTTATTTTTTTATCAAGTTTAGATAGCTTTTTTAAGGACTTTTTCTTTTTGTCTAACTTATACTTCCTTATTCCATGCTGGAGTTTAGAGCTTACATTAGCGACTTTTTCTCCAGATTCTACACCAGTATTGTCAGATCCTGAACTTAGATAATCTCTCACTAACTCTGATGACTTAGCTCCAGATAATAAAACCCCAGAAGATAGACTTCCTTTAGTTTTATTCTTTAAAATATTATCCTTTAGCTTGCTTTTAGACTTTTCAAGCTCTCCAATCTTTTTATCTGATATAAAGTCTTTAACATCTTGTGCTTTCTTAGAATCTTTCGGTGTAACTTTCTTAGATTCATTTTTTAAGTCATCGATTCTCTTTCGAGTAAATTTATCACTTTCATAATTTTTTCTCTTGTAGTAAGTCTTCTTTTTATTAACTTTCTTTTGTTCTGAAGGTTTAAGGCTTGTTTCTTTTTCATCTTTTATAAATTCTTGATTATTGTCTTTAAGCTCAGAATTATCAAAAGTTTTATCTGTATCAACTTCGCTTAGCTTATTTTCTTTATCTATCTCTTTAGAAATTTTTTCCTTATCTCTAAACTTCTTTTCTTGATAAAGCTTCTGCTTTTGCTTCTTATCGATATTAGTATTACTCTCGTTCTTACTTACTTCATCTTTAACAAGCTTATCTTTTCTGTATATTCTCCTACTCTTCTTTGCTTCGATAGGTTTATCTTCGCTTGTGTGGATTCGCTTAGACTCTCTCTCGTTTATTTTGTCTTGGAATTTATCCTTACTATGGATAAGTTTATCCTCGTAATTTTTGATAACTTGTCTTTTACTTGATGCCTTCTTATTACTTATTGGTTGAGCCTTAGCTGAAATATCATCTGTTGTTAATTTATTAGAATTAATATTTCTACTGTTTTCACTATCAAAATTCACCTTTTTAAAGTCTACATCTAACTCTTCATCAAGTTTAAAGCTTTCATCTGTCCTTATTTCAAGATTAGTCTGTTTAACTTCATTAGCCTTATCCTTATTTTCTAAAACTTCTTTTCTGATTCTTTCCTTGTTTTTAGCCTTCTGAAAATCTTTTAGTTTATCTTGTTTTTGATCTTTAGCTAATACATTCACATGAATAAGTTTAGATTCTTTTTCTGAAATTTTATCTCCGAACCTATCCTTAGTCTTAATAATCTTATTGGTATAATCATCTGAATGAACAAGTTTACTATCCATATTCTTTTCAGGAGCGTCCCTATTTCGTATAATTTTCTTTTGAAAATCTTTTTTTAGTTTTTTATCCATGTTACACCTACTTAGCTTCTTCTGGTTTTGTTGTCATTAGCTTATATAGCATGGTGTCTTTAGGAAACTTATCTATAAATGGAACAATAGTATTTCCAAAGAATAGTAATCCCTCACCTGCGTTTGAATTAGTTATATAGTTTAACTGATAAGGTGATATTTTTAATTTCTTAGCAAGAATATCCCTATCTCCAGATGCTTGATTTAACATTAGAACAAAGTCTGTATTATCAAAGATATTTTCAATTTCCTGACTTGTTAAAAGGTCTTTTACGTTTTGAGTTATACCTGTTGGAATACCACCCCATTTTCTAAATCTTTTCCAGATTTCTACTGAATATGAAGCAGTTTGTGGGTCTTTTAATAAAAGGTGGAACTCATCTATATAGTATCTTGTAGACTTGCTTCCTCTATTTAGGGAAACCTTGTTCCAAACTTGATCTTGAATTACAAGCATACCTATTTTTTTAAGTTGTGTTCCTAGCTCTTTTATATCAAAGCAGAGCAATTGCCTATTTAAGTCAACATTTGACCTATTATTAAAGACATTAAGACTTCCCTTAACATAAATTTCCATTTCTGTTGCGAGCTTCCTACCAACTCCCTCTTCTTGAGATAGGAGCATATCGTATAAATCTCCTAATATTGGCATATTTTCTGGTTTTGGGTCTTCAAAATATTTTTGGTATATCTTTGGTAAGCACCTATCTATAACAGATTTTTCTGCAGCAGTAAGACCAGATCCTCCTACTACAAGTTCAAGCATAGACATTATGAAGTTTGCCTTATCTTTTAAAGGTGCGTCCCCATCTCCATAGTTCATATTAATATCTAATGGATTTAGGTAGTCCTTTGATTTTGCCGAAACTTTAATAACTTCTCCATTAAATTGTTTTACAAGGTTTGAATACTCGCCCTCAGGATCACAAATAATTACATCATCATCTGTTACAAGAATTGCATTTGCCATCTCTCTCTTTGCTGAGAAAGATTTACCAGAACCTGGTGTACCTAATATTAATCCGTTAGGATTCTTTAGTTTCTTCCTATCTGCCATTATCAAGTTTTGACTAAGGGCATTTAAGCCATAGTACAAAGAATTTGCCGAATCAATAAATAGCTCTTCTGTTGTAAAAGGCATAAATACTGCCGTTGATGATGAAGTTAAAAATCTTTTTATTTCGACTTGGTTAACTCCTAGAGGTAAGACAGAAACAAGTCCTTGTTCTTGTTGATGAGATAATCTTTTTACCTGACAATTATGTCTGTTTGCAATCGATGATATTTGAGCAATAGTGTTTTCTAATTTTTGATTAGTTCTTGCAAAATTCATCATTACTATGGTAACTACAAATAGCCTTTCATCTCTATTTTGTAAGTCAGATAACATGGACTTAACATCAGCCCCAAAAGTATTTATATCTGAAGGAATAATATCCATATCATATCCAGCACGAACTGCTTTCTTTTGTTCTTCAATTTTCATTCTGTCCAGGTCTGTGTTTTTTCTCTTAATGAGTTTAATAGCTTCTGCTTGTTCAACTACATCTATATGAAAAGCTACATAAATATTGTCATCAATATCTAAAAACTCAGATAACATTCTGTCTGATAACTCACTTGCAAGTATTTGAAAATGGCTTACTGCTCCAATGAATTTCCCAAATTTAAAATTATTTGCTGGTGCAAAATTAAAGATATTGGGAGTTATATGTGACTTTGTAGACTCTTTCTTCTTCAAATCTTTATATGAAAAATCAAAGTTCTTGTCTGGATTTAACATATCGTGAACAAGTCTTAATCTTTCTTCGCCATCAAGGCTTTCTGCTCTTACTCCCATAGATTTAAAGTTGGATAAAATATCTACTTCAAGTCTATTTAACTTTGCTCGTGCTTGCTCTAGGTTATCGGCTTCTGTTGTAAAGGTTATATACTTCATCTTTTTAAGTCCGTTATTCCCCTTTGCAAGTTGAAGCTTTAACATCTCCCTAAACTCTTTTCTTACATCGTCATAGAAGTCTCCCTTATCAGCAATTTTAATTGCATCTTGTAGGTCTTTATTTCTTCCTAATTGATTTACATACGAAAGTTCAATGTGGACACTTGGATCAAAAGAATTTAAAAAGTTGGCAAATTGGTTAAAGATTAAATCTCTATCTTCTTCCAATGCCAACTGGTAATTTATATCTTGAAAAGAAATTGTCTTTGAATAATTTTTTTCATCTAACTGGCAAATGCCCTCTGGTAACATTCTTATATATGGAATTGTATCCTCAACAGTAAATCTCTTCTTCTCTTTCTTTAAAAGTACACTTAGAAGACTATTTGTTGGATCTTTCTTTGTTTTTAGCCTTCTTACTTCCTTTCGGTCTTTTTTTAATTGTTTTTCCCTTAGATTTAAGTCGCTGATTTGCTTTTTTCTTTGCTTCAAGGTATGCCTCCTTTCTTATTCTCTTAGTTGGTTGATAAAACTTATGAAGATAGAAAAATTTAAAATACTTTTCAAAAGTTAAAGTGTCTTTTTCATATAAGGTTATAAAAAAGATTGGCAGGGTTACTATTAGCATTACAATGATTGAAACATCATTAGGTAGATATTTCTTCATAAATAAATAGGTTGGTATGCCAATTAGTCCTGCCACAGAAAAACCTATAAGTTGTCTTTTAGTTAAGTTAAAGGCAACCTTTGTTTTAATCTTGTCCAAATCTTTTGGTATTGGTACATACGCCATCTTAATCTCCCTCTACTTCTTCTTTGGAAAGTTCAAGTATATGGTCATAATTAGATGTTGTTTCTTCTTCTAGGTAGCTAATTCTTTCTTCTAATTCTTCTTGTTTTTCTTCATTTCTGTCATTGTATTCTCCTTGATACATAACAAATTCATTGTGACATCTTCCAAGTCTATTTATTCTCCTCTTTAAGTTTCTAATCTCTTCATTTCTTTTTTTCTCTTTTAAAATTTCATAAGTTCCTCCCAATAAAATTCCAAGTCCCAATAAAACACAATTTTTCTTTTTTAACATTTATTCCTCCTAGTGCGTATTCATAATACTTTTTGCAACTGTTCCACTCTTAAACATCATAAGCCCAAGTAGTAGAGCATATCCTAATATACTAAACAAGCTTGCGTGAATATCTGTAACCTGTACCGTCCTTATTAAAACGGTGTAGATACCTAAACATACCATCAAAAACAAACCTTGTAGTCCCAAGGCAAAAAGTCCCTTGATATAATTTGTTCCAATCTGACCCCATTCTTTATTTCCCATAGTCGCAAATGGTATGGATGATACTGATGAGTAGACATATATTTCAAACATACGCCCATATACTATTAATGTTATAACTAGTGATATTCCTTGAATTGCAATCCTTACAAGACTTGTTTCAACTAGTATCATTAAAAGCTCACCTATTTCTTTTTCTTTTAATACATCAACCATTGCAACTATCTGATCTCCTGAAACAGTGGCAGAAGTATTGATTACCCCTGCCGCTTTGTTTACAAGATTTTGTGCCACATCAAAGACTGCCATTGAAAATTCAAAGGCATGGCTTGCAAGGTAGACTGCTATAAACATCTTTATAATGTATTTAAAAAACTCAAAAGTATCTGTATCATGCATATTATTCTTTTGCATAACCATATTTATGAGTTCAATACATAATACTGCTGTTATGATAAGACCTGCTATTGGAACAATTACATTGTCATTAATGTTTTTTATGAAGTTATATACTTCTCCATTCCAACCCATTGGTGTCTTCCCAACATCAGTTGCAATAACTCCTACCTTGTCGTTTATATCTAAGAACATGGACTCAAGATTTGCTTTGATACCTCCGAGTAGCATATCCTTAAAAAATTCAGTTAGCTTGTCAAAGATACCAAACATAGACTTTCTCCTAATTTAAAGCATTTGCAAGTAGTGGAATTAATTTAATACCGATTAGTACAATTCCCCCACCAGCCATAAGCTGCTTAATACCTTGAGATTTAGCACCAGGGTTATCATTACCATAACCTTCCATCAAGTTAATAACTCCCCATGCTCCTAAACCTGCACCAATTGCAGTTACAAGTGTCTTTAAAACTCCAACTCCAGCTGTAAAAAATTCCATATTATTCCTCCTCGTTTTCTTTCTTATTTTCTATTTTGTTTAGTGATTTAACTATAAAATTCTTGTAGACCTTATCTCCTTTTTTATTTTCTTTGAAATATCCAAAGACATGGATTAGATCTCCTTTTTCAAATTCTTTTACAATTTCTACCTTTTCTCCATATACTGAGCAATTTGTATATTCTTTGCCCTTTCCATATTTTTTTACAAGAGCAAAATTTGCTACTTGAACACTTTCTCCATCTTTTTCAAATTCTGAAAAAAGAGCTTCCTTAACTAAATTTGCATTAATATTTATCATTTCTCTATCCATTAATTTCTTCTCCTTAATCTATAAATTTCAATTAAAAAAGCGACTGAAATTATATTTCAATCGCTAAATGTCTTATATATTAAATTATTTTAAGTGGGACTTCTTATCCTTACCATCTTAACCTCCTATTTTTGAGTATAAAAAAAGACGATAGAGTTTTTAATTTCTATCGCCTATTAATACCTTATTTCTAATCTTCTAAAATCGATACTTCAAGGTCTATCGCTTTAAATGTAACAGTTATTCCTACTTCTTCTTTTACTGTTTTTTCAAATAGCTCAGCTATATCATATGGGGACATATCATATATATCTTCATACCATTCATTACTTTCATCGTACATTGTCTCACATATTGCTTCAATATAATTTTTCTTATCCATTGTGAGTTCTGTATCACTTTCCAAAATAAACTGCTCACCATTTATATTTAATATAATTAAAGATGATTTTCTATTTTCACACATTTTACTTTCTCCATAAACTCAAATGTTTAACCTATTTATTTTATAACTTGATTTTAACTTTACCTTATCTCTACTTGTTAGATAATCTTCCACATCAAACAAGTTTCTCTTATCATAATCTTCCAATAACTTGTAATTCTTATGCTTTGTAATATCAAATTTATCTGACAAAAAAGGTCTTACTCCTCTTAGTTGGTATATACATTTACCACCATCCATTACAGTTATTTCATCTTGACTCATAAGTTCCTTACCAGTTTTTTGGTAATTTAGACCAAAAGATTTTTGGTTGGATCTTGTTTCTGATGTGTTATATAGGTCTATGGTTTCTTTTCCTAATGTTTCTGATAATTCTTTTACTGTTGTTTTTTCTTTTCCTCCTAGAAAGAGTGTAGAGTCACAGTTACCAACTATTGTATCTGCATGGTCTTTGTAAATTGCTTTTAATTGAGATTGTGCTTGCAGAATTATACTTGCTGATATTTCTCTAGAACGAATTGTCGCTATTAGTTTTTCAAATTTAGGAATTAATCCTATATTTGCAAACTCATCAAGTAGACACCTAACATGAACTGGAAGTCTTCCACCATACACATCATCTGCCTTATCACATAGTAGATTAAATAATTGAGAATACATTATTGAGACTACAAAGTTAAAGGTATCATCTGTATCTGATATTATTACGAATAAAGCAGTTTTTCTATCTCCAATTTTATCAAGCTCTAATTCATCTTCGCTCATTAGTTCTCTAAGCTCTCTTATATCAAAAGGTGCAAGTCTTGCTCCACATGATATGAGAATTGACTTAGCAGTTTTTCCTGCTGCCAGCTTATATTTCTTATATTGCTTAACTGCAAAATGAGTAGGATCTTTCTTTTCAAGAGCTTCAAAAAGCCTATCAATTGGGTTCATATAGGTTTCGTCATCTTCTCTGACTTCACTTTCGTCAATCATATCTAAGAGTGTTTTAAAATTCTTTTCTTCTTCAGGTGCTTCATAATATATATAACCGATGAGGGCAGTGTAATATAGCTTCTCAGCCTTTACCCAGAAATCTTCTCCTGCCTTTTCTCCATCTCCCTTGGTGTTAGCAATTATAGTTTGGACAAGCTTTAAAATATCTTTTTCACTTCTCAAATAAGCAAAAGGATTGTATTTCATGGACTTTTTGAAATTTATTGTGTTCAAAATCTTTATGTCATATCCATTTTCATAAAGCATTTTTCCACACTCTAACACAAGTGTGCCTTTAGGGTCTGTTACTACATAGGAAGAGTGCATTTGCATTAGATTTGGCTTTACATAAAATCTCGTTTTACCTGATCCAGAACCTCCTATTACTAATACATTTTTATTTCTAGCGTATTTAGGGTTTTTAGGTCTTGAGTTCATTGTAAGTCTTTCAGTATTAGTTATGAGAACATTATTTTCAAACTTAGGGTCAATATATGGAGCAATATCCTTGTTTTCTCCCCATCTTGCAGATCCATATTCCTTACCTTGCCTATATTTCTTTTTATTTTTTCCTTTACTGTAAACAATTAGCTTAACAAGACCAGCAACTGAAATACCTACTAACAAGTCCCTTGGATTAAGGCTTGGTATATAAGATAAAGTTCCTATATCAGAAATTCCCACCATTAATCTATCAATAATATCTCCTCCAACATAAGAATTGATGTGCTTAGAAAAAATATTTCCAATGTAGAAGAATGATAGATAAGGAATGTTTGATAATATAAATTTCTTTGGGTTGTCTATTTTAATTAAGTTTTTAATATCAGAAAGAATAGATTCTAATACCTTATTCATCGTAGAAACCTTCACTATCTAATAAAATTAGTAGGTAGTGTCTTCCCTTTGGTGTTATAAATGTTTGTATTCCTACAAGTGTACCTAGTGGATCAACCCATTCTTTTACTTCAAAATATCCCTTGTTCTTATCTGCATAAGGTAAGAGTTTCTTTTTCTTATCTCTATAAATTAATCCTTTATCCATTAAAAAACTTATAAACTGGTTTTGTGGTATTCCTAACTCTTTGGCAGTATTTCTAAAGTTTGTAAGTAGGTTATAATCTACTAATTTGTCATAATAATCTGCCTTTGGTCTTAATTCTTCAATTTCTTCTTCTCTTTCGGCAATAATTCTATTGGCTACAAGAATTGCATCTGCAAGTAACTCTTCATTAGTTTTCTTTTCTTGACTTGCTATATATCCTCCGTTTTTTCTAATGCTCGGTAAGACTTCTCTAGTTACCCAAGTTTTGAAGATTTTTGCTTGTGGTAGTTTTGATGAAAGGATAAGTGAATACAATCCTGATTCGTTAATTATTGAAATATTCTGTATTCCTCCAGGGGTGTTCCATTTCGTTACACCCTTATCTTCTTCATCTACATGGTCATAAACAGCTTTTCTTGGATTGACATATCCTAGCATAGTTGCTACTTCATTTGCTATAAAGAAAAACTCACCGTCTTTTTCTATAACAGTGAGTTTCCCAAAATTCTTATTTTCAAATGTTTTTAAATTACTTATCATAAGCTTTGCTCCTTATGTTTATTTTTAACTTTATCTTTACTGATAGTGTCCTTAGCCATATCTTTAAACTTATTTATAGTCTTCGTTATTGAATCTTTTCTATCGGCCTTTCTTTCAGAAGCCTTAACTGCTTTTTTAAAGGCATGTTCCATTACCTTTATATCCTTAGATTGAAAAAACACAGAGTGATTACCAGTTTCCTTATCTTTCATAACAGAAAACTTCACTCTGTGTTTATTTAAAATTTTCTTTAGTTCTTTTAACTCAGTATCTTTTAGATTAATTTCTTCTAACTGTCCCTTTTTAACCATATCCTTTAGTTTTACTTCTTCTCCATTATTTTTTATTACATTTTTTAAGCCTCCTTGTTCTTCTATTTGCTTGTGTACTTTCTTTAAAGCATCAAGAATTGCTTTACTTGTTGCTTTTGCAAGCCTTACTTCAAGATTAAGACTTGACCTAGATACTTCTTCATTAATCATCTATTCCACCTCCATATAAAAGTAACTCTTTGTATTTTCTTAACTTCTCTTGATGGATTTTTCTTCTAAAATCTTCTCCTATAACTTTAACTGGTATTGTCATTTCAAGTATTCTTGAATATATCCTCTGATACTCAAGGTCAATATTAGGATTTTGAATAATTTCTAATGATAAGTTTGTAGTGAAAATTGTCGGCCTACCCTTTAAGTATCTTGAGTTTATAATGTTATATACTTGTTCTCTTGCATAGGATGTGTCCCTTTCAATTCCAAGGTCATCTAAGATTAATAAAGGAATATTAGATAGGTTATTTATAATTTCGTTTGAATCTACCTTAAATGCTGATTTTTGTATTTGATTTATAACCTGGGATAAATTCATGATTTTAACTCTAACTTGTTTTCTTTCAATTAATTCATTTGCAATTGAACAAGCAAGATAAGTTTTTCCACTACCAACATCTCCATAAAATAAAAGTCCAACATTGTCTTCTTTCATTTGTTCAAAGCTTTTGGCATAATTATAAGCAACTTTATAAGCTTGACCTTTTTCATTTAAGTATTTCTCAAAATTATATTTGTGTTGGATAGGTGATGAGAAGCAATCTCTTTTCAATGTCGATATTCTCATCAGTCTTTCTCTTTCTTCGTTTTCCTTATCTCTTTTTATTTCACATTCACATTTAATTCTAGGAATAAACTTTGTAAATCCAAGGTCAAGTAATTCTCCATCTACTCTTGTACCACATACCTTGCAATAGATATGTCCATTTCTTTCAATATCATTTTCTCTTAATACAAAATCTTTTAAGTTTTTCATAAACTCTCTCCTATATCGTAATTCATCTTTTTTGTTGAATTTTCATTAATATTTTTTGCCTGATCATTAAGATACCAATTAATTATTGTTGCCTTGTGATCTTGATAAACTCTGTTATTTGCTTTCATATAAGACGAAAGCCTATCAATGTATTCACTAATTCTGCTTCCTAACTCATTCGTTAAGTCCTTGTATTCTTCATCAGTTAAAAATATATTTTTATATATTCCATAAGGCTTTTGCCCTTTACTAAAATCATTATTTCTTAACTTATTATTACTAATATTGTTATAGTTACCTTCCGATTTTCGAAAATCTTGACTTTCGATATTCGAATCTCTTGAATTTCGATTATCGAACTTCTGGAATTTTGTTTTTCGAACTTCTTGATTTTTTAATTCCATATTATTAAATATGCTCATAAAGTCTTTAACATAAATTCTATTAGGCTTTCCAAGTCCTTGTCTTTTCTTTTCAATTAGTCCTATTCCTGACTTAATATCAAGCTCAGCTATTAATTTATTTGCTTTTTCACTTGCACAATTAAATTGATCTTTTATACTTTCAATTGTGTAATAAATAAAAACTTTTCCATCTTCATCTATCCACCCATTTTTATATGAAAGACCCATTCGATTAAGCATATATGAATACAAAACTTTAGATTCAATAGAAATACTCTCAAAAATTTCATCTTCCATTAATACCATAGGTAACCTAATGAAGTTATACATCTCAGATTGCCTATTATAGAAATAATCAAAATTCATCTTTACCTCCTTTCTGTGAAATAAAAAAGACGACAGAATTATTACTTTCTATCGTCTAAAATTTACATATTAAATTTTTACTAAAACCATTCTTTGTGCATTTTTTCTAACGACTCTTTTGTTAGTGGATATCCAATAGATTCTACTATCACAGAGTCAATCCCACAATATGGACAAATAGCTGTCCAATCTGGTTCATCTTCACACCAATCTTCTATTTCACTTGGAGAAAAGATTTTACAACAATAAAAACAACCACACTTCTTTTCATTTTTAAGCATAGTTTTATTTGCAAAAGAATACTTATGAGCTTCTATACAATCCATAAATCCTCCTTATAAAATTTATAATCTTTATTTATATTGGTATGCTATTTACAATACCCATTATTAAAATGGATACTCTAAGCAGCACACCAACTATTTATTTTTTGAGTTTTAAACTTTGGTAGAAGTCTTGAACTCCTTATATTTACATAACTATTTGCCTCTATCACTATTATGACACGAAACCCAGAAGTTGGGTCATATATTTTGATTTTCTCTCTGCCTTTGAGTTCTTCTGCTATAATTTCAGACATTAAAACAGATACTTCATGAGGTGTGTAGAATTCTCCTGCTTTTTTACCAGCATTTGCGGCAAACATAGAAATCAAATACTCATAGACAAAACCTAAAACATCATAATCTTGACTTCCATCCATCGGTATTCTCTTTATTAAATTAATAAGAGACCTTGCTGCCTTTGTTTGCTTTTGTGCATTTTCTCCTAATTTAGATAACCCGCCACTTAATGTTTTGAAGATATTTTCAAATAATTTTTTGTAAACACTGTCTATATTTCTATCAAACGCAGATAAAGCATCTCTTACATTGGCAATTTCAAAGTCTCCTCCTTTTTTTACCCACGTTGAAAACAAGTGTTCATAGGAAATAAAATAACCTATGTTGTTTCTTACATATTCTGCATATTCTTCGTCATCTTCATTAATCTTTGTAATATCTTCCTGAGATAGACTTTTGCTTTTGAAAAATCTTACTTCTTTCTCCGATAAATATTTATAAAAAATAAATCCCAATATAAAATCTTTATACTCACTTGCCTCTATTTTTGAACGCATCTGATTTGCTGATTCCCAAATCGTGCTTGCTAATTGTTGTTTATTCATTTTTACTTTTTCCTCTCTATATAATTCAGTTCTATGTCAAAACCTAATTCTTCCATAATATCAATAAAGGTTGTATTTATAAGTCCATCGCCTTTTTTAACGATTTTATTTACTGTCTGAGCACTCTTATCTAGCCTTTTGGCTAATTCTGCCTGTGTAATATCTATGTCTAAACACTTAACTTTTATGTCTTTTTCCAGATTATTAATTAGCATCTGATATCTCCTTTTATAGAATTATACGATAATTAAATATAATTATATCCTATTTAGTTGATTTCTTCAATATTTTAGTTTATTTTTATAGTTATCCATTCTGTCTACTCCACTCCAAATAACCATACTGTCTACACACCCTAGAAAATTTCAATTTCGACCAATTCCCTAACAGCATTTTCAAGAAAAATAGGGCTTTCAGGATTTACTCAAAAATCCTAAAAGCCCTTAATTTCAGCACTTTTTTAAGCCTTTATTCTATTTTCTTGACATCAATACTACCGTCTCCACGTGCATATCTTTGTCCCACAAAAGTTCTTGCACTTCCTGACCGTCCTTATATACAGGAAAATTAAAGGAAATAGACTTTAACGGCACTTCTGTTTCACCACGTGGATATATTTGAATTTCTTTAATTAAGGAAGATACTAAAGCTTTCCGTTCTTCATCATTAATTTTATCGTACACCTTTTCAAAATTAATCATTAGTTTATAAACATTATCCAGTGTAATTGCATCTCTTTCAACTGATTTCCGTCTTAGTTTCCCATCCTCAATCTTTTCTTCTAACTCAACCATTATATCATACAGGTCATTTAAGCGAATAGTCATATCATGTAACTTTCTCTCACGATGCCGAGCATCCTCTGGTAGGGTGTCGATTTCATTTTCTAAACGGGATTTATTCAAATCTACCTCCCGGAGTTTAGATTCGTAATTTTTTATTTCGTTATCAATTGTTGTAGTGTCAATTTGAGTACCTATTCTTGCTTTAACTTCCTTTGCAAATGTTTCATTACTGACCAATTCCCTAATAGACTCAATTACAAGAGGTTCTATTGTTGTTTTCTTCAGCATTGCTTTATAAGTACAACTTCTACCTGTAACTGCTCGTTTACGGCTACATACATAATAATACACTTCTTTGTATGTACCGTCTTTATTTGTCCAGGCATGTTTATTGGTGTACATAGGTCCCTTACAGATAGGACATTTTAATATTCCTGATAATAAATGTACCCGATCTTTACCTATTTTTGAAGGTTGCTTTATTCCTGTTTCTATACGCTTTTCACGAACCTTATTCCATAATTCTTCACTTATTATAGCTTCATGTTTTCCATCAGCTAAAATATAATCTTCCTGCCAAGCTTGGCGATATTCATTTTTTGTACCTTTTATCTTTTCTCTTGCCCTTCTGCCAAAGGCAATCTTTCCATAATAAACAGGGTTGTCTAAAATCTGCCTTACAAAACTGCCACTCCATTCTTTAAGTTTTCCATTCTGTCTTTGAATCTTTTCAATACCTTGAAAGTTAAGATATTGTGCTACTCCACCATACCCCATATCTGTATTTGCAAATTTATCATATATTAGGCGAATAGCCTCGGCTTCCTTTTCTTGAATAAAAAGCATCTTATCCTTTAAATAATAACCATAAGGAGCAAATCCACCATTCCACCCACCTTGCCTTGCTTTTTCTTTACGTCCATTCATTGTCTGCTCAATGATATTTTCTCTTTCAATTTCAGCTACAGCAGAAAGAACTGATATTAGTAGCTTTCCGCTTGTCTGTGATGAATCAATCCCTTCTTCTATACATATTAGGTTTATTCCATAAGATTGTATGAACTCTAAGGAATTTAAAATATCAGACGCATTTCTTCCAAAACGTGATAGTTTATATACTAATACATAATCTATCTGTAACCCATTTTCGATATCTGATAGCATCTTCTTAAAAGCAGGTCTAGCCTCAATGGATTTTCCTGACTTCCCTGCATCTTCATAAATATCTACCACTACCATTTCTTCTCTGTCTGCAAAACGATTTAAACTGGTTAGCTGACCATCTAAACTAAATCCATCAACCTGCATCTCTGTACTGACACGGGGATATAAAACACATTTCATTCCACTTCTACTCATAATCAAAACCTCCTTTTATTTAGGTAAACAGATGGAGAGTTTTCTATGTAATGTGCTGTTAAATTACACAGCACAATCTATTTCTTCTAAAATCTCAACTCCGTACTTCTCCACCACAGTTGCCAGTATGTTAATGAAAGTGTCATATTCTTTTGATTGCGAATATTTGGTTGCTTTTTTCGGAGAAGGATTTTTTATTTCAGTCCTCTTTTGTTCAGGTCTAATATTTTCCATCTGTAAACACCTCCGTGAATACATACCTCCAGTATAAATAGGTTCTGACTTTATGTGAATTGTGTCGATTTTCTCTCCAATCGCATCCAATTCTATATATTGATAAAAAAGAGTATATTTATAGGCCCTCCAATCCTAAACTGACTGAGAGAGCCTTATTGATTAAGATAATTTCTTCTTCGCTAATTCTACCTGCATATTTTTTCAAACGTCTTTTATCTATTGTAATGATCTGCTCCAACAAGACCATTGATGGAATTGATAATGTAGGAGAGAGGTTTAGTAGACAATGGGTAGGTAGTCTAGCTTTGTAGTGAACCTTACCTGTGATTACTGCTACGATAACTGTTGGACTAAACTTATTACCCATATTATTTTGAATGATGAGGACTGGTCGGTATCCCCTCTGCTCTGAACCAATTCCATGATTTAGGCTGGCATAAAAAATATCTCCACGCATAACGCAGTCACTCATGCTTTTTCATCTCCTTTCTAGCTAAACTCTTTCTTAAAAACTATATGGTTAAACGAACGGCTATTGGCACAGCTCCACGGGAATTTCACCCTTTCGACGGTCTGCCGAAACCCTACCCATTGCCTGCGACGCTTTTAACGCTCGGACGGTGGCTATAGGGGAGTATCATTATCCCATTTATATGTCCTCGCCTACAAACTGCCATATTTGTTTTGTGGCTTGATATAGTTCGCTCGCTCTAAACAGAGGTCATGGCGTATCAGCCACTTGGCTCGATATAAATGGAATGTATCCGTTTTACCTTATACTGCAAAGCCGTTGTCTGACTTGCTTTCTTTGTCAAGGAACATTTATCTAATAACAAAACTATGGATAGGAAGTACGGAAAGGGGGAGCGTACTTCTCCATAGATTTATCTATTAAGCCGCATTAAAAGTTAAGATTTTGGTTATCAGTTTAGTTTCTAATCTACGGCGTAATACATCATCTACACATAAATGCGGATTGCCACCTTCGTCGTAAAATGTCCTCATAGACAATGCAGCGATGTACCCTTCATAATGTTTCAGAACGGCATTGATAGCATCTACATCGCCACCAGAGGCTAATACAATAACAGGGTAGGAAAGCAAATGATTATTTCTTTTCTTGTTGCTCATAGATATCTACCTCCATAAATTTTTTTAACTTCTGTAGGGTGCTTGTTCTTTGGTACTGAACAGTAGAACGTAGCATATTCAGCTTGTCCCCGATTTCTCGGTCAGATAATTCAAGGAAATAGGAAAGCAAGATAATATCTCGCTTGCGTTCTGGTAAATTTTCTAATGCACCTGCAATAACACAATCAGTAACAATAACATCAAGACCTAAAACATTAAAAACTTGTTCGATAACAAAGTATTTATCCTCTGTATATAGCTGTTCCATTTCCTTTGCTGATAAATCTGAAAAAGTTGTTTCTCGACCACGTTGCCGTTTCAGCTCATCGTAATAATCCCTTGCCTCATGTTTGAGTATCTTTTTGCAAAAGCTGTCAAAGGCATGTCGCTTGTCTTGCTCATGGCTGTTAGGTTTCACATTCTCACCCCCTTTCGGGTGGTGACTCCGCTGTTTCCCTTTCACCACTATTACGGTGAGAATTGCAAAACTGCCAAACTTTTGAGAAACTTTTTGAAATAATTTAAAAAAAGACGCAAAAATGCCCGACTGAAAATACAGTCGAGCATTGGTGGAGTTGTTTATGTTTACCAGGTGATGTGTGTGTTCATACTGATGGCAGTAATATACCGTTGGGGGATATGGGCTTTTTTTAATGGATAGAATTTATATGGCTTATGGTAATTAAAAAGAGACACGGCGATAC